CCAAGCCACTTGAAGCGGGATTCGCAGACAACTTAGCAGAATTTTTAGATGATAATATACTTGGTAATATTGCAAGTGATATTGTTGGAGAAGTAAAGTCGGACCGTGAATCACGGCACGAGTGGGAGTTTTCATATACCAAAGGATTAGATTTATTAGGATTTAAACATCAAGAACGTTCCGAGCCATTTCAAGGAGCGAGCAGTGTTACGCATCCATTATTAGCAGAATCAGTTACACAGTTTCAAGCATCTGCATTTAAAGAATTATTACCACCAAGTGGTCCTGTTAAAACAAGTATTATTGGGGCAGAGAGTCCAGAAGTTATAGCGCAAGCAGATAGAGTTCAAGATTTCATGAACTATCAAATTACCGATAAGATGCAAGAGTACACACCAGACATGGATCAATTACTTTTTCATTTACCACTAGCAGGTTCAGCATTTAAAAAAGTTTACTACGATGCAACAAAACAATCTGCAGTTTCAAAATTTATTCCTAGTGAAGATTTAATTGTTAATTACTTAGCAACAGATTTACAGTCAGCGGAACGTGTTACACACATCGTAAAGATGTCACAAAATGATTTACTCAAACAACAGGTGGCAGGATTTTATAGAGATGTTGACGTTCAAACAAGCGATGAAGAAACAAGCATACAGAAAAAATACAATCAACTAGAAGGCGTAGAAAAAACTGGGTATGACGAAGAGGTATACACTTTGTATGAAGTGCATTGCGATTTAGACATAGAAGGTTTCGAAGATATCGACGTTACAACAGGAGAGCCTACTGGTATTAAAGTGCCGTACATTGTAACGATTGATGAAGGCTCTAATAAAATATTATCTATATACAGAAACTATCAAGAGACAGATCCCCTTAGAAAAAAAATCGAATACTTCGTTCACTATAAATTTCTTCCAGGTCTTGGCTTTTACGGTTTTGGTCTTATCCATATGCTCGGGGGTTTATCAAGAACGGCTACCTTTACGCTCCGTCAACTTATTGATGCGGGAACACTTTCCAACTTACCAGCAGGATTCAAAGCCAAGGGTATACGAATCTCTGATGACGACAGTCCATTACAACCAGGAGAGTTCAGGGATATAGACGCACCAAGCGGGGACTTACGTTCTGGTTTGATGCCACTACCATATAAAGGACCTGATCCAACATTATTTAATCTTTTAGGTTTTTGTGTTGACGCTGGACAAAAGTTTGCAGCAGTAGCTGATATAAAAATTTCTGAAACAAATACAAATGCTCCAGTTGGTACAACTTTAGCAATGATGGAACAAGGTGCAAAAGTAATGAGCGCTATCCACAAACGTTTACACTACGCACAAAAACATGAGTTCAAATTATTAGCAAAAGTATTTGGAACTTTCTTACCACCTGAATATCCATACATGGTTGTTGGTGGTAATCAAATGATTAAGCAAACAGATTTTGATGATCGTGTTGATATCATTCCTGTTTCAGATCCTAATATGTTTTCTATGTCACAAAGAGTGGCAATGGCTCAACTACAATTACAATTGGCACAAGCTGCACCAGAAATACATAATTTACAAGAAGCATATCGTAGAATGTATCAAGCTTTAAATGTACAGAACATTGAAGCACTATTACCTCCACCACCAGAACCAAAACCAATTGATCCTGGTGTAGAAAATGCAATGGCTTTAGGTTTAAAACCACTTCGTGCTTTTGATGTACAGAATCAACAAGCGCATATCGATGCGCATAGAGCATTTATGTCTAGTTCTCTGGTAAAATCTAACCTACAAGTGCTAGCTTTATTGCAAGGACATATTTCTGAGCACACTGCACTACTTGCAAGAAAAGAAATTATGGCACAAATGGGACCACAACTACAACAAATACAGATGCAGATGCAAAATCCTATGATGGCGCAGAATCCACAGATGCAACAACAGGTACAACAGGTACAACAGCAGATAGAATCACAGATTGCTACTCGAATTGCTGAGTTAACTAACGATATGGTTGCGGAAGAACAGGATTTACTTGAAGCACAAGGTACAGATCAGTTAGTTGCACTACGTGAGAAGGAATTAGATCTACAACAACAAGACATTCAACGTAAAGTTAACGAAGGAAAAGAAAAAATTGCTCTAGATCAGATGAAATTTAAACAAAAAGAAGATTTACAAACACAAAAGATAGATTCTATAGAAGATATTGCAGAATTACGTGCTAGAGTAGCCCTTGAAAAGGAAAGAGGAAGGTCAAAACGTGACTAATTACGATAAATGGTACAAAAGTCTTTATCAAACAGCTAGAAAAAACATTGATGAAGAAAAAATAGACCCTATTGAGTTTGCAACAGCGTTAATCAACGTGTCAAAACTAATATTAGTAGAAGAAGTAGGTGTTACAGAGGCTGAAAACTTGTTTGATTTTGCTAATAAAAGTTTTATAATAGAAGCTGAAAAAATAACTTATCATTAAAGGAGATATTATGGCATTAGATAACCCTAAACCAAAGTTCATCAATGGATCATTGTACCCTAATGCAAAAATGACTGTTTCTAATGACATGAATCCTTATGCAGGGCCTAATGTTAACAAAACACAAATTGCAGATGTGTACAGTGCAACAATGGAAGGACCAAAAGTAAAACAAAATTTAGGCGCTGGACCAAAGGGTCAACGCAGTAAAGTACAAATTAAAAAAGTACCGTTCAAAGGTTTATTTTAATCGTAAATTAAGATAAGCTACTTTTTTTTAAAGGAGGTTTTTATGAATCTACTAAAAGATCTATGGGATCATTTGAAAGAATGGTCTGATTGGAAAATGAAGGACTGGATCAAGGCGGCTATCGTTGCAGTGATCGTGATTATTGTAATCGGAGCAATATAATTTTATGGTGTGGCAATTATTAGCGAAGCCCTTATTAGGTGTGGCCACAGACGCCGTGAGGGGTTTCGTAGAGACTAAGAAATTAAAAGGCGAAGTTAAGATCGCACAAATTAAAGCAGAAAAAAAGAAACAAGAAGATTTAGCTGCCGGAAAAATTAAGTGGGAAGCAGCAGCTGTAGATCAAATGAAAGGCTCGTGGAAAGATGAGCTAATTTTAATTTGCTTGCTTGCTCCAGCGATTGCAGTCTTCGTGCCTGGATGGACACCCCACATTAAAGCTGGGTTTGAGGCACTGCACTCACTTCCGGACTATTATAAACATTTGTTATATTTGGCCTGCTCAGTTTCTTTCGGCGTGAAGGCGGGACCAGCAGCCATGAATTTATTTAAGAGGGGGAAGTAGATGAAAAAAAATAAAATGAAGTCAGTTAAGAAGGTAATCAAAGGTTTAAAAAAAGCATCTAATACCCATGCTAAACAAGCTAAGACTTTACAAAAAGTTTTAAATAAAAGGGGGAAATAATGGCTAAAAGAAAACTAACAGATTTAAGTGGTGATGGTAAAGTAACTCGTAAAGATGTTTTAATTGGAAGAGGAGTTATCAAAGCTAAAAAAGGTGGATCTGTAAAAAAGAAAAAAACTAAATCTACTGTAAACAAAGCTGGGAACTATACCAAACCTGGACTACGTAAAAAAATATTTAATCGTATAAAATCACAAGCTTCACATGGGACTGCCGCAGGACAATGGTCAGCAAGAAAAGCCCAGGCAATGGCCAAGGCTTATAAAAAAGCTGGTGGTGGTTATAAATCATAATGGCTCTAGCGAAGTCACAAAAAAGTTTAAAGGATTGGGGTAAACAAAAATGGAGAACAAAGTCTGGAAAAAAATCAAGTGTTACTGGCGAGCGTTATTTGCCAAGTGCAGCAATAAAAAGCTTATCTTCAAAGGAGTATGCTGCCACTACAAAAGCTAAAAGAAAAGCTAAGAAAAAAGGAAAACAATTTTCCAAACAACCTAAGAGCATAGCAAAGAAGACAAGGCGTTTTAGATAATGCCATTTAGATCTGCAAAGCAAAGAGCATATTTGTATGCAAATGAACCTGAAGTAGCAAAACAATTTGCAAAAGAGCATGGTAATAAGATTATTAAAAAAAGGAAAGGCGGTTTTGTCAAAGTCAAACCACGAGGGTTTGGTAGAATGTTGGCAAATAAAAGACCGGTAACAAAGGTGTATGTATGAACATGGAAAGACTATTGCAATCCGTTAAGGATCATGAAGGATATCGTAACAAGGTATACCTCGATACCCTAAACAAAAGAACAGTGGGCGTAGGCCACCTGTGTGTAGAGGATTTTTGGGAAGATGATAAAGAATACGAAGAGAAGTTTCTCATGGATATCCTTGAAGCAGATTTACAAAATGCAATTAAAGGATCTAAAGAACTTATGGAAGAGCATGGATGTTCTGACATAGATGATTTGGCTAAAGAAATTATAGTAGAAATGATTTTTCAATTAGGCAAGACAGGTGTATCTAAATTCCGCAACATGTGGAAAGCATTATCAGAACTTAATTATGTGGGGGCAAGTTTCGAAATGCTCGACTCACGTTGGGCAAAACAGACACCTAACAGGGCCAACGGCATGGCAAATCTTATGAAAGGAATAGGTTAGTGGATATTATCAAAATAATTGACTATACGAAAAAAATAATAAAAACTAGACAAGAGCAAGTTAATGACGTTATAAGCAAGGGTGTAAAAGATTTTGAAGAATATAAGTATCTTCTTGGGAAATTACACGCTTATAACGAAATAGTACAGGAACTCACGGACCTGCTAAAAAAACAGGAGCATTATGACGAAGACGACTTTACTAAAACCAAAACCCGCTAGTATCATAGATATTAACGAAAAACCTTATCGTACCAAAAAAGAAGTAGAAAAAGTTCCAGAGCCTACTGGATTTAGAATTGTTTTATTTCCTTTACTTCTACAGAAAAAAACTAAAGCTGGATTACATTTAACAGATGAGACTGTAGCAGAAGCTCAGGTATCTACAAATGTTTGTAAAGTTTTAAAAGTAGGACCCGACTGTTACAAAGACAAAGATAGATTTCCTAATGGTGCGTGGTGCAAAGAAGAAGATTGGGTACTCATTACTAAATATGCAGGATCAAGAATTCGTATTGATGGTGGTGAACTTCGAATAGTGAATGATGACGAAATACTGGCAGTCATTGATCACCCAAAAGATATATTGCCAGCGAGTTTATTTTAGGAGAAAATTATGGCTGAAGAAAAATTAATACCATTAGATACTTCTGGAAACGACGTTGAGGTTACATTGAAAGAAGAAGACGGTAAAGAAGAAATAGCTGTCGAGGAAAGTAATATTAGGGAAGTTCCAAAAGAAGAAACACAAATTGAAGTTCAGGAAGAAAAACCTGAAGAACCAAAAGAAAATAAAGATGAACTAGAAGAGTATAGTGCTACTGTTAAAAAACGTATTGATAAACTTACACGCAAAATGCGTGAAGCAGAACGTAAAGAACAGGCAGCAATAGAATATGCTAAAAAAGTTCAGGAAGAAAATAAAAAATTATCTTCTCGGTCTGCACAAGATAATAAAGCTTACGTAGATGATCTTTCAAATAGAGTTGTTGCACAAATAGATGCAGCAAAAAATAATTTAAAAAATGCTATTTCAAGTGGGGATGTAGATAAACAAGTTGAATATCAAAGAGAAATAGCTTCTCTTACTCAAGAAGAAGATAGAGTTCGTAGAGAAAAAGTAAAATTAGAAAAAGAGCCTGTCAAACAACAGCCTGCTCCTTTAACTACCCCTAAGCAAGCTACCCCTCCTCCTCCTGATCCCAGAGCTGTAAAATGGGCAGAGGACAATTCATGGTTTGGAGAAGATCAAGTAATGACTTATGCTGCTTATGGTTTACATCAACAACTCACCGAACAGGAAGGTATTGATCCTCGTTCTGATGAATACTATGAAGAAATAGATAAAAGAATTAAAAAAGAGTTTCCCAATCGCTTTAAAGATAGTAAAGTAGAGGAAAATAGTAGTAATAGCAAACCCGTCCAGGCTGTTGCTTCTGCAAATCGATCGACTAAAACCGGACGCAAAGTAGTGAGACTCACACCCTCACAAGTTGCAATAGCAAAGAAGCTAGGTGTGCCACTTGAAGAGTACGCAAAACACGTGAAGGAGGCGTAAATGACTGATTCAAATAAAAAAACAACTTCACGCAAAAACGAAACCCGTGAAGTAAACGCTCGTAAAAGAGGTTGGGTTCCACCTTCTAACTTAGAAGCCCCTGAACCGCCTGAAGGTTATCACCATAGGTGGGTAAGGTTTGAATTTAGAGGAATGACAGACGATAAGAATGTCACCGCTAGAATCAGATCAGGCTATGAACCTGTGAGAGCAGATGAATATCCTGATAGACTAGACCTACCGGTATTATCCGATGGTAAGTTTAAAGGCATTATAGCAGTTGGTGGGTTAATGTTAATGCGTTGCCCGATTGAGGTTAAAGAAGATAGGGATGAATATTTCGCTAATTTAACTAACGATCAACAGCAATCCGTTGACAACGATCTTATGAAGGAAGAGCACCCTTCCATGCCTATTTCGAAAGAAAGGCAATCTCGGGTTACATTTGGCGGTGGTAGTAAAAAATCTTGATGGTCAAGATCTATAGTACCACTAAAAGTCTAAAGGAGACAAAAAATGGCTAATATAGATGCAGCATTCGGTCTTCGTCCTTACGAAAGATCCGGATCAAACTATAATAACCAAGGCGTTAATGCGTATCCTATTAACTTTGAAGGCTCAAGCAGTGGAACAACAAGTTTAATTTGGACTGGAACTCCAGTTATCCCTCTAGCTAGCGGTTTAATAGATGTACCAGGAAACGCTAATGGCGGTACCGTACCTTTGTTAGGTGTTTTCATGGGTTGTAAATACATTGCAACTGATGGAACTCCAACATGGGCACCATACTGGCCTGGTTATGCGGCAATTAAGCCGTCAACAGAAGCGATTGCTTATGTGGCTGACAATCCTCATGCATTATTTGTTATTAATGCAGATGGTGCGTTACCAGATAACGCTCTTTTTGCTAATGCAAACTTTGCAACAGCAATCACTGGTACTAATACCAGTGGTTATTCTCTAGGAGAATTAGCAACAGGAACTATCGCATCAGGATCTGCAACTTTAAATATGAAGATTGTAGGATTTGATGACGAAGCTTCAGTAGCAGAAGGCGCTGTAGATAAAACTGCAGCAGGCCGATTAGCGGTCGTAAAACTTAACGTTCATTTCATGGACTCAACCGCAGGAATATAGGAGATAGGATATGGCTATTAATAGAGCACAGCTTGCCAAAGAACTAGAACCTGGTTT